TGCTCCCGTTTTCTCTCTCTCCGAGACGCTGGGGCACGCTCCGTGACGAGGTCGGAGGCGTTCCGGGCCGGGGTACTCACGGCGAAGGGGTCGCTGTCTCCGGGTGAAAGCGTACTCGTCGATGAGGCGTGCCGCTTGATCGACCGGTTGGACATCTTCGATGCGCTGATTACAGGTGACCGGTCGGAGTGGTTGACGATTGATTGGCCGTTCGAGGATCAACCGGCGCGGCTGGTTATCTCGTCGGCGATCGGTGAAGCGCGCCAGACCGTGTCGGAACTGCGCCAGGTCGTGAAGGCGATCGAGGGCGCCAAGGCGAAGGGTGCCAAGGAGGACGCTGGGCCCACCAAGTTGCAGGTGCTTCTCGGTGGTGCGGGGTGACCGCGACGCTGACCCGCCCGCCGTCGGTGCAGGTGCCGGCACGGTTCAAGTACGTGCCGCTGTTCCACTCGTCGCTTGGTCGGGACGCGATCGACCTCGGCCACGAAGCTGGTCTCGATCTCGACGACTGGCAGCAGGACTTCGTCATCGGCGCGATGGGTCGCACGGCCGCCAACCGGTGGTCGGCAATGGAGGTCGCCGGGATCGTCCCCCGCCAGAACGGCAAGGGCGGAATCCTCGAAGTGCGTCAGCTCGCCGGCCTGTACCTCATCAAGCGGGACAAGCTCCAGACTCACACGGCCCACCGGTTCGACACCTGCCTCGACCACTTCCGCCGGATGACCGATCTCATCGAAGGCACACCGGACCTGCTGGCGCTCGTCAAGGACAACGGACGCGGGGTCGGCGACCGCCCGTCGGGGATCAAGGACTCGAACGGCAAAGAGTCAATCGAGCTGCGAGACGGTTCCCGGCTGAACTTCAAGGCCCGATCGAAGGGATCTGGTCGTGGGTTCTCCGGCGACGCTGTTTACTTCGATGAGGCGTTCTGGCTGCTCGAGCTGGGGTCGCTGATCCCGTCGCTGTCTGCCCGTGAGGATCCGCAGGTCTGGTACACGTCGTCGGCTCCGCTGCCCCGTGTCGAGTCCGACCGGTTGCGTTCGATCATCCGCCGTGGCCGCGAACTGGCCGCACCGTGAGCCTGTTCTACGCCGAGTGGTCGGCGCCGGAAGGGTCCGACCCAGACGACCCGGCGGTGTTGCGGATGGCGAACCCGTCGATGCCGTACGGGCGGATCACCGAAGAGGTCTCAGTGATCGAACGGGCCGCGATGTCCGATGAGGAGTACGCCCGGGAACGTCTCGGGATCTTCCCCGACCACGACAACTCCCCGCAGTGGCTGGTCGTCGCTGAGCACGTCTGGCGCCATAAGGCCGCTGCTGAGAAACCACCCGAGGAAGGGTGGCTCACCGGGACGGTGTCGCTCGCGGTCGAGCGTTCCGAGATCGGCACCGCCGCCCCACTGCCCTGGTCGGTGTGCGTTGCCGGCATCACCCACGACGGGCTGACCGGCATCGATGTGCTGGGCCGGTTCGAGGACGACCGCAAGGTCATCGAACTTCTGGTCGCTGCCACCCATGACGACGCCCACCCCGTATCGCACGTCGTCATCGATCTCGCCTCCCCTGCTGCTGCGATCGTCGAACCGCTCCGTGCCGCTGGGGTCGAAGTCAACACCGACATCACGGCCCGCCTGCTCGCCGCAACCACAACCCGCCTGATCGACGAGCTCACCGACGGCCGCACCGTTCACCGCTCGAACCCGGACCTCGACGCGGCGGTGTCGGTCGCACGGCTCCGCAAGTTCGGTGAGTCGAAGGTGATCGACCGGTGGACCGGGCACGACTCGACGCCGTTCATCGGCTGCGACCTTGCCGTGTGGGGACACCAGAACCAGCCCGCACCGGCCCCGCCCGGTTTTGCCATGATCCTCGGAGGTCCCTAATGTCCAACCCAGTGGATCGGGTCGCTGCGGCGGCACAGAACGTCAAGCCGCTCCGGCTGCTCCTGTCGGTACTCGCGTTCCCGTTCTACCTCCTCGGCTTGCTTGCCGGGCTGGTGGTGGTCGGGTTCATGTGGTTCGCCGCCGCCGTGCAGGTCGGATTCGCTGATGTCCGCAAGCGCGACGACGAACCTGAGTCGCCCTGATGGCGCTCGCCGACCGGGTGGCATCGCGGGCCGCTGAACGTCAGATCTCCCGGTCCGTTGACCCGGTGACGATGGAGGAGTTCGGGTACCTGCTGTCAGGGCAGCAGGGGACGGTGAACAAGTCGGGTGTGTCGGTGACGGCACGTCGGGCGATGTCGATCCCTGCGTGGAAGCGCGGCACCCAGTACCTCGCCGAGCAGGTGTCGGGGCTCCCGACACACACCTACCGGGACCGCCCGGGTGGGCGCGAGCGCCGTGCCGATCCGCTGTGGCTGAAGCGGCCCGATGTGGAGACGCCGTGGCTGACGCTCGTCGAGCACTGGATCATGTCGATGACCCACCGCGGCGATGGGTTCGCGTGGAAGAAGCGCGACGACGTCGGTCAGGTTGTCGGGCTGCGCGGCGTCCACCCTGACCGGGTGAAGAAGGGTCTCGCATCCGACGGGACCAAGGTGTTCCAGATCGACGGTCGTCAAGACGTCGGGTACACCACCCGCGAGATCCTGCACATCCCCGGCCTGTCGCTGGACGGCGTGTGGGGCATTGACGTCATCACCTACATGGCGCAGTCCATCGGCACCGCGGCTGCCGCCGAGCAGTTCGCCGCATCGTCGTTTGGGCAGGGCAACCACCTTCAGGCCTACCTGTCGTTCAAGGAAAACCTCACGCCCGCCCAGGCCGACGCGACCAAGGCCCAGTGGGAGAAGTTCCACAAGGGCATGGCGAACGCCAACGAATTCGGGGTGCTCGGCAACGGCGCCGAGTACCACACGGTCTCGCTCACCCCGGAACAGCAGCAGCTTCTCCAGACCCGCGGGTTCGAGGTCACCGAGATGGCCCGGATCATCGGGGTCCCGCCCCACAAGCTCTACGACCTGTCCCGTGCGACGTTCTCCAACATCGAGCACCAGGCCATCGAAGCGGTCACGGATTCGATCATGCCGTGGGTGCGGCGCATCGAGGCGTACGTCAACTTCGACCCGCACCTGCTGCCGCCGTTGAACTTCATCGAGATGGACCCGGCCGGCCTGCTCCGCGGTGATGCGGCGTCCGAAGCGGCATCACTCCAGGCATCGATCCAGGGCGGCTGGATGACTCCGCAGTACGCGGCGCAGCGCAAGAACCTCCCCGCACCCGAAACCCTCAACTACTACCAGCGGCCGTTGAACACGGCAGTGATCGACCCGGTTTCCGGCGAGATCGCACCGGATCCGACCCCACAGGGAGCGCCAGCATGAAGCAACGTCCAGAGCTGGTCCGGTCTGTTCCGCTCCTCGACTACGAGATCGAGCGCGGCAGTGACGGCCGCACCGTCGTCGCCTACGCAGCGACGTTCGACGAGGCGTATGAGGTCGTCGACTTCGACGGCCACTACGACGAGGTCATCAACCGGGCGGCGTTCAACCGTGCGATCGGCCGCGGTATCGGCGACGTGCAGGTGCTGTTCAACCACGGCCGCACGATCGCCGGCACTCCGTCGTCTGAGTTCTCCCTGCCGATCGCTGTGCCGGTCGACGTCAAGGTGGAGGGCAAGGGCCTACTGACCCGCTCCCGCTACCTGAAGACCCCGCTGGCCGATCAGATCCTTGAGATGTGGACCGAGGGCGCCATCCGGTCCCAGTCGTTCCGTGGACCGATCTACGCGTCAGCACCGGCCCGACCCGGCCCCAACGGTCGGCCGCTCATCGAACGTACCGCACTCGGCCTGATCGAGTACGGCCCCGCCCCGCTCGCCATCAACACCAGCGCCGATCTGGTCGCTATCCGTTCCGCCATGGTCGAAGACCGCCTCGCGGCCCTCGGAGACCTGAGCCCCGAGGAACGAGCCGACCTGGCTCGACTCCTCACCCTCACCGATCCCCTCACCGACCCCTCCCTCGAGGAGCCCGTCGAAGAGGCCATCGGTGAGGTGGACCCCCCGGAAGATCCGGGCCCGTCCTTGGACCTACTCGCAGCGGAAGCCGCCCAGCGGCGCCGCCGACTCCAGACGGAGACCCCATCATGAACCGCAACCGCATCCCC